TTCATTAATTAAATAAGCTTTAGTAGTAAATTGAAACTTTGCTTTTACAAATCTATCACTTCCAATATCATTACTTAATTCAAATGATGGTGCTGATATCATTGTTGGAAATTTTTGAGTATCTCCAAATGCAGTGCCATTAAAGAACATAATTTGTTCTACTAATTCATTCATTTGTTCTAAGAACTCTGTCCAACAAATTATATCATATGTTATATGGATATATCTTGGAATATCCATTGCATAATATTCTTTAATAGGTTTAGTGTTTGTTAAGATATCAAAGGGAGTATACTTATTCTTTGACGAATATTTTCTTTCAAATATCCATTGATTTCCTTCGTTCTTTAACACTTCATTCTTCATATAATCTTGGCGCTGTTCAAATCCAGTTCTGTTAAGAACAATTACAGGTGCCATGATTTTATCATTATTATCTCTTAAATATCCTTGAGTTTGCACGCCACTCCATTTCTCTGGTGTAGCAAATAATACAGGTACTTTTTTTGTTCCTTGATTAGTATTTATTTGAACTTGAATAACATTTTCTAAATGCCATTTAATTGCAGCATCAACATCATATAATCCAATTTTAACTGCACGTAAATTTTCGTTATTAGATACTTGGTTTACGCGTATATCTGGATTAATATTATCTCTATATTGATTTTGTTTTTTTATAATTTGCTTAGACATTTAGTTAAATATTTAAAGGTAAATCATAATCTTGATTATTAATACCATAGTTTAAATCTAATAATTGAAGTTGAGATTCTCTTACTTGATGCCCATTACACATAAAAGATAAACTTCCACCAAAATCATTACCTTTTACCCATGTATCAGGATTTTTACCAGCAAAGTATTGGTTTTCTGTAGTATTATCAATTTCGTAATATTTGTCATCCCAATTAATAATATCTCCAATTTCTGGTACGATATTTAATGTTAGCATTGTATCTCTTAAAATATAAAATTCAATTGCTACCGTTGCATCGATACCCGCATCTGTTTGAACAGCATCATTAGGGCCTCTGCTAATATAAATAGGTGTTCTTACTGGTTGATAATATACTTTAGAAATTCCTTCCCCATATAAATTAACACGTGATTGATCTAAGACGAATTTATAATATCCGACTTCAGTATCTACTAGTTTATAAACAAGCTCTCTGTTAAATTTTGTTATTAAAGAATAATCACGAGCTGAACCAAATAATGACATTTTATTTTCTTTCTATTAATTGTATTGTGTCTTCTCTTACAATAAACCCTGTTAAGCCATATACTTTATACTTACCAGTATCTCCTAACCCTTTTAAAGCTGTATTTTTAATATCATTTAAAGAATCTATAGGTGTTTCTTTATATGATAAAAACTTCATTTTTAATTGAGCATAATCATATAACTCATTACTTCTCTTCTCAATAAAATCAGAATGCTTTGGTTGCGCCGTAACAATATATGGTATTGCTCTTATTTCATCGTATGCATCTGATAATTTAATTCTTTCCTTTTTTACTTTTACAATTACCATGCATTCGTAAAAATCTAAAGATTCTTCTTTAAGTATAATTTTATGTTTCATATTACCCCACGTAAATTTTTAATGGTATCTTGTTTAATGTCGTTTGCATAGCTTCATTTTCTGCTTGCTGTTTTTCAAGTTGAGCTTGACGTGACACTTTATCTAATGCTCCACGTAAATCAGTAACTAATGTAGTTGCTTCTTCACGACCTTGAGTTACTAAATCAGCCCCATTCATACGAATTTCTGAATTAGGAATTGGAATTGAATCGTATTTATTACGAACATTACCCAACGTCTCTTTTGCTAATGCTAAAGTATATTTTAAAATCCATTGTTTACCAACATCATTAACATCTCCATATTGTATTTTATTGTATGGAGCATTACTCATATCAGAAACTACTCCTGATGTAACAATATTGTCCATGGAGTTTCTATCTGATTCAACAATAAATTGAAAGTATAAATTAAAGTTATGTTCAGGAATAGGAAATAATCTTAATTGATTATTAACTAATTCAAATGAATAAGAAGATCTTCTTATCATATCATTAAACTCAATTGCTTGTAATCTTAATAAATCAGAATACATTGGCATCATTAAAAATGATACGCCCGGAGAATAACTACCCCATCCAAAAGACTGAAGCATTTGTTGCGACCCCATACCTGTTCCCACAAACGGGTCAAAGTATCTTACGATAGCAGGCGGCCCGTCATGAAATATTCTTTTAATTTCAATATCTTCATTAGGAAAGTATACATCTCTAAATAATGTATTGATATTATAATTTTGTTGACCGCGATAAATAGACAAACTGCCAGTTCTCCATGTTATTCTTCCTCCTACACCAGCTTCACTTCCATATTCTTTAGCTAATTGAAGAGTACGTCCTAAATTCGGAGCAATATTCTTTTGAGATAAGTTAGAATTAGAATTATAAGCACCGCCTTGAAGATTAATGAAATTATCTACGATATTATATTCATTAATAATATTTCCAAACTCAGAAGTAGCTTGTTCAAAGCAAGCAAAAAAAGACCCAGATTGAAGTTCTACATCCATCATAGGATATCCCAATCTTCTTGCACAATAATCTGCTACCTTCGGGGCGTCTATTTGAAATTGATAATCATAATCAAAATATCCGAAAGGTGTTTCTCCCGGAGAAAATGTACAGTTACCTGTCCAAATTGCAATATCTATTGTTAATCCACTCATTACTTATAAGTCTTTAATATAATTATATACATTCAGTAAAATAGCCTCAATTAAGAGGCTATCTTAACATTAAGTATTTTTATTACGTAATTCTTCAGATTCTCGCAATTTTTTAGTTACTGGAGATTCTTCATTTGTTTGAGGTTTAAATGCAGTAGCATATGGATTAGAATAAACTTTTCCCAATTCAAATCCTTGACTCTTCATTTCATCTAATGCCTTTTGAAGATTTTCGTCTGTTATAAACATTATATTTCTTTTATATAGTTAATAATATATTCGTTATTTTCTCCGGCTAAATTTTCAAAATAATTATCGATATAATTTAAGCCAGGTCTTTGAATCTTTATTATAATAATTCTACCGTTAACAGTTAAACTAATCTCAAATTTTTTAACCATTATATTCATAATCTAATATTTTGCCAACTAAATCACTTCTATGATTTTCTTTTAACTTTATCCATTTAATTTCATCTATCTTTTTAGATAATTCAATTGCATAAGTTAGTCCATTTACTTGCCCATCATTAGACTTGATATCTGTTTGCTCATTATCACCATTTATAACAATCTTACCTGTTTTTCCTAATCTTGTTAAAATAGCTAACATTTCTCCTTTAGTTAAATTTTGAGCTTCTTCAACAATTAAAATATCATCTACTGTTTTTCCTCGAATAAATTGCACGGGCAATGCTTTTACTTTCCCTGCTTCAATTAATTTAGAAACTTCTGTCTTATCAGTACAGCATTTATTTAAGTTTTCTATAAGAGCTTCCATATATGGATCGAACTTATCATTTAATGCGCCTGGTAAATATCCTAATGATTTTCCGACTTCTACAGCAGCTCTGGTGTTATAAATACATTCTATTTGCTTTTTCTTTAAGAAGTCTAATGCTGCTTGAGCACATACTAAACTTTTACCACTACCAGCTCTTCCGGTAACAACTACTATTTGATTTTCTACAATTAATCGTTTAGCTTCTTTTTGCTCTTCATTTAATTGTACCGCACTAATTGCCTTAATCTCCGTTTTACGTTGACGATTTGTATCTTTCATACTTATAACTAAATTTAATATAAATATCACTCGTTGTTAAAAAGTATTTAGCACATGTATACATTAGTATTTTATGTACTCTATATAAGAATATCAGTTTATAATAAAAGTTCGTATACGATAAGATTTTGGGGCGTATGCCCATAAAAAAAGGCAGAATTTCTTCTGCCCTTATTATTATATTTTAGAAAACTTCCCTGTTATTGGGTCTCTAAACTTATTATAGTTTCTATTTTTTAATTTCCATCTTCGTTCTTCATATAAACGTTCTCCATTTTCATCTCCGTATCTTTCTTTAAACCATGGTAATGTATAACGTCCTTTTGCTGCTTTACGTTGATTTTCTTTTGTAGATTCACCATGCCCTACTGTAGTACGTAGATATTGTGGATCATTATTAATTTTAGTCATCTTTTTAATGAATAAATCTTTTTTAGGATTATGTGAAATATTATCTCCGCCATTACCACCTTCTCCTATATTATAATATAACTTAGATTTTTGTGCACCCATTAATTTAATCCAATATTGTTCTCTTTCAGCCATATGTTCTTCTGAATTACAATACTCTAATATTGTTTTTATAAAATGTTCTTTGCCATACTTTTTTATTGCTTTAGTTAATAATGTACCAGAGCCTAGATATGAAGGATCATTGTACTTATCTTTACCTATATAACGCTTTCCGTTAATTTTATTTATTGTTTCGTATATAACCATAGAATTGCTTTTATTATAAATATGTTCTATGGATGTCAAAAACATAAAAAAAGGCAGAATTTCTTCTGCCTTCTTCTATTTTATTTTAAGTTAGAATTAGATTTTATTTAAATCCATGATTCTGATTACACCGTAAAACTCGGGTCTTACAATCTTCTTAGCATAACGAGTCATTACACCTTTTCTAGGAGTAAAGTTATTTGG